TACAACCCGTCTGACGAGTTCCATTGGATATATGAAAGGGTTAAAACAAGAGACGATGCAGAGTTTCACATAACAACCTATAAAAACAATCCATTTTTAGAAGACTCTATTATTAAAGAGATAGAGTTACTAAAACAAACAGACGAAAACTATTGGAGGGTTTACGGTCTTGGGGAAGTGGGTAGTGGTAAGTCATTAATTTTTAGAACAGAGTTAATTGATAGAATACCTGACAATGCAAGGTTTATATCTTATGGTATGGACTTTGGATATACTAACGACCCAACAACGCTAATAGCGATTTACACTCACGACACCAATCTATATTTTGACGAAAAAATCTATCGTACGAATATGACTAACCAAGACATCGCAAATGAATTGGGACGATTAGAGATAGGGAGACGTGACGAAATTTATGCTGATAGCGGAGAGCCAAAGAGTATCGAAGAAATCTATCGAATGGGTTGGAATATTAAACCCGCAACAAAGGGACGCGATTCAGTTAACATCGGAATTGATATGTTAAAGCGTTATGCTCTGCACGTAACGAAAGAGTCGACGAACACTATCAAAGAGTTTAGAAATTATAAATGGAAAGAGGATAAGAATGGAGTAGTACTAAACACTCCTGTAGATATGTTTAATCACAGCATAGACGCAATCCGTTACGGATGCTATACAAAGCTATCGAGACCAAACTATGGTCAGTATGCCGTGAGATAGATATGGCTGATATAGATGGCTTATAAAATATTTACTAAAAATTTGTTAGTATGGTTTATTATTATTATATTTATGTATAGTAATTTTTTAAACAGAGAAACAATGGAAAAAAAAGCAGACAGGCAAATGGATAAATTTGCTCGCAACACAGGAAAGATTAACGCAATGTTATCAATTTTAAGAATAGACATTGAGTTTAACAGAAAGATTGATTCAGTAACCAAAGAAGAATTGACGCAAGAGATACGAAAAATTAGTAGTTTAATAGACGATAGTTTTGATATAGCGAATGAGTTAGTTGCGAATTACAAAACGGGTTTAATTAAAATAGACATCGATGAAGTTCTCCAAAGATAAACCACAGTTCGAGATATTAGGTTATCACGTAGATTATTACGACGTAGAAAACAATAAGGCGAAGTACATTGGCTCAATTAAATTAGACCAACCCGATAGACCGGTAATGGGTTTTGAGGGCAGGAGAATAGACGATGTAACAGAATTGTTAGAGTTAAGAACATCGAACGGAAAAATTCAAAAGATCATTAACAAAAAGGTAATGACTGAATGTAGTCCAATATGCGGAAGAACATTAGATATTAAAATAGAGATATAGTTATGCCATTAGAAGAATTAAGAGGATATTGTAAAGAGGTTATTAAAGATTATCCAAAAATAGAAAGCGATATTGTAGAATTATTTACACTTTGTGTTAGTGAAATAGAAGAAGGAGGTTCAGAGTCACACGAGGTAGAGTTATGTTTAGGAGACATAGAAGAACTTATAGAAAATTATGAATAAGCAATTAGCCATAGACTTAGATTCATTCGTTAGCGAGATTGCTCAAAGGTTTTCGAGAAGCGATAGAGAGGGGAATGTAAATAAAGAAACATTCGAGGTTGCAGAGATTATTCCAACGTCAGACCATACGGCGGTAGTATTATTTGAGAAGAACACGGGAAAGAGAGCCGCGTTCTTTTTTTATTATATCAATAGAGGAATGGCGAAGGGGTGGAAGTATTTTGTTCCTACCGATAGTCATATTACGGGAATGAGATTGTTTGAGTATTATAAAGGGGAAGTGGAAAGACATAATTATAAACACAATTTTAAGTAAGGAGTTAGTTTGGTTAGTTTGGATTGGTCGTCTTTTGGGCGACCTTTCCTGTTAAAAATATTATTATAGCGTTATATATGTAGATTATGAAGTTACAAATCACAATACCGGAGTCACTTGCAGATATTCCATTATGGAGATACCAAAAGTATTTAAAATTGGTAGAAACAAATAAGGACGACCCTAACGCGGATAAATTCCTTGCAATTAAAATGCTTGAAATATTCTGTGGAGTTCCTTACGAAACAGGGGTAGAGTACCGTGTCAAAGACATAAACGATATATCAATGCGCATAGCGGAGATACTACAGGAGAAACCCGACCTTGTACCAAGATTTGAAATATTAGACCAAGAGTTTGGATTTATTCCTAATTTAGAGGATATGACCTTTGGCGAATACGTAGATTTAGATACATTTATTTCTGATTGGTCACAGATGCATAAGACGATGTCGGTTCTTTATCGACCGATAAAACAGAAGATGAAGAACAAATATTTGATAGAGGAATACAAAGGAGACAATTATCACGAGGCTATGTTACATACTCCTATGGATGTAGTGTTTGGTTCGCTGCTTTTTTTTTACCGTTTAGGGAGCGACTTATCGAAAGATATGACGAAATATTTGGAGACGGCGGACAAGGAGACTTTAGTGAAGTGGGAAGTTTCAGCAAAAAATGGGGGTGGTATAATAGCATCAGCACGTTGGCTCAAGGAGATGTTACGCGGATTGCCGGTGTAACAAATCTAAATGTAAATACTTGCCTGCTCGCGTTATGTTATGAGAAGGACAAAACAGAATTAGAAAACAAACAAATACAAAAACAATTTAGAAAATGAGTATAGCAATAAGAAGTCTTTATTTAGTCACAGACGTTATTAAAGAGGAATTGCTTTCGAGTGAGTTTATTAATACTGTTACATTCGGAGACATAACAGAAATAGATTTAAACAAGCAGACGATGTACCCGCTATCTCATATTATGCTGAATAGTGTAACGAGCCAAGAGAGAATATTAGAATACAATATGACTATTTTTTTAATGGACATTGTAGATGTATCGAAAGACGAGACTGTGGACGTTTTCGTGGGGAATGACAACGAACAGGACGTTTTGAATACTATGTTATCGGTTGGGAATAAACTTGCGGGAAAACTAAGAAGAGGCACTCTTTACCAAGACAAATATCAATTAGAGGGAACGGCAGAGTTTGAGCCTTTTACTGATAGGTTTGAAAACCGAGTAGCCGGATGGGCAATGACTTTTACAGTAATGATTTCTAACGACATTGATATATGTTAGATTTAAAACAAACCAAAAAGTCTTTAACCGCATACAGAGATTTAATGGTTAAAGAAATTAAAAGAAGTTTAAAGGACAAAAAGAAAATATCGTCTGGGGAATTATACGATTCGATTCAAGGAACACCAATTGTCGAAGATGTTAATTCTATATCGTTCGGTATCGAAATGGCTGACTATGGAGAATTTATAGACAAAGGGGTTAGTGGTAAAAAAAAGAAATATAACACGCCTTACAAATACACTAATAAAATGCCTCCGCCTAATAAATTAGATAAATGGATTGTTAGAAAAGGATTAGCACCGAGAGATACCAAAGGACGTTTTACAGGGCGCTCTATAAGTTCAGTAGGATTCGCAAAGTCAATATCATTTTTAATCGCAAGATCAATTTATATGAATGGAATTAAACCGAGCCTATTTTTTACAAAACCGTTTAGAAAATACACGCAAGATTTACCAATTGTTATAGCGGAAGCATTACGAATTGACGCAGACAAATTCTTTGAGGTTACAATAAAAACTAACAGATAATGAGTACAAATGTTAAAAAAATAAACGTAAGAAGTCCGTATTATTTAACAACAGGAGATGCAGTTCCTATTCCGCCTGTAGTCACACCTCCAACCCCTGTAACGCAGGTAAATTGCGGAGACACTTGGTTAACGGGTGTAGATGTAGGAGATAGGATTTACGAATTTAATACGTCAGAGGTAGGAGATGTAGATATTGTAATAGGCGGAAACGATGTTCCCGTTAGTTTTACTTTAGAATGGGACGGCAATACCGCTACAACAGGGTTTATTGGTTTAGATACTTACGACCAAGAATTATTAGATGCCGGTGTATCTTCCGGAGACATTAACACAGGAAACCCAAGCACAAAAAATACT